GTTCCAGTTCACCAGTGACGGTCTGACCAAGCTGCTTCAGGATATGCCCATTGAGGGCTTTGAGGATTTGGTGGCTCTGTGCGCTCTGTATCGCCCTGGCGGGATGAGGTCTGGCATCTGCAATGACTTTGTCGCTCGCAGGAAGGGTGCCCAGAAGGTTACGCCACTTGAGCCAACCTATGACGACATCACCAAGGATACCCTGGGCCTGATTGTGTACCAGGAGCAAATCATGCAAATCTTTGGTCGCATGGCAGGCTACAGCGCGACCAACATCGACCGGATGCGCCAGAAGGTCGCCAAGAAGTATGGTACTGAGGACTTTGGCAAGCAGCGGGCCGTGTTCATCGAGGGCTGCGGCAAGAATGGCATCGATGCTGCTATGGCAGACGCGCTGTTTGACAAGATGCTCCACTTTGGCTCATATGCTTTCAACAAGGCGCACGCCTATGTCTACACGCAGCTTGCGTACTGGTGTATGTGGCTCAAGGTCTATCACCCAAGAGCATTCTACATCGCCACGCTCAACCATGAGGGTGATGACCTGGAGTATCGCAAGACCTTGGAGGCAACCGTCAAGCAGGGCATTCCGGTCTGGCTGCCCGATATCAACCTGTCGCAGTCTCTGGCTATACCAGAGGGCGAGGGTATCAGGCTTGGGCTGAGTCGTGTGAAAGGCATTGGCGACAAGACCGTCGCAGAGCTGACAGCCAACCAGCCGTATGCTGACATGGCAGACCTTGAGGAGCGCGTCAACAAGCGGCTCGTGAATGTGAAGGTGCGCGGGCTGATTGAGGATTTGCACATGTTTGGCGGCTCGCGCGTCCACATTGACGATGCCGGCCAGGAGTGGGCTGACAAGTACCCACTCCCACTCGGCAAACGGCTCCAGCAGACCTTGTACAGCCTGACTGACGAGCAATTCCCTGACTTTGACTTCGCACCGCTCGCTGACCTGCGAGGAAGGGGTGGCATCGGGCACATCCGTGGCGTCATGGTGAATGTCATCCTACACCAGATTGGCGACTTTGGCGACCAGAAGTCACAGCGGTGGGAGATTGGTCGCAGGTACGCAATCATCGACATCAGCGACGGCACGCAGACCAATCGGCTGAAGTTTGACCCTGACCAGTATGATAGATTCCAGACCCTGCTGCGGGCCGGCAACATGTTCGTGGCGCGAGTGAACAAGTCAGCTAGGATTGACACGATGCTGTTTGTCCAGACCATCGAGCTGATTGGGGGTGAAGAGGAATGAGGAATGTGTACCCTGGCAAGTGCCCAAAGTGCGGCGTGCTGTTCAACGGCAAGCAGGCTCATCTTCAGCTGCTGACCATTAGCACAACGGCTCTGCTGACCATCAAGGATGGCAGCATTCTGACGCGCGAGATTGTCAGCCCGATGCCCATCCAGTACCGCTGCGGGAAGTGCGGACATGAAGTCAAGCCAGAGACCGTCGATGAGTGAGAGGGTGAACGGCCATGAAGGTCACTTTGGTGAGCTGGACGCAGCAGCCTGAGAAGGTTGTTGCGCTTGGCGTGTTGAACATGCGTGGTGATATGCGCCACTCAGTCGATGATGTCGGTGCGAGCGAAGCAACTGAGATTGTTGGCGAGGTATTCAAGACGGCTCTGAACGGCGTGTTTGAGTGGGTACAGCTGGTGTTCCAGATTGAGGGCGTGTCGCGGGCCTTCACCCACCAGCTGGTGCGCCACCGCACTTGCTCATTCTCGCAGGAGTCAATGAGGTTCACAAAGGTTGAGAACATGAAGGTGCTGAGAGGTCCAAGCATCACCACGACAGAGCAGTTGGTTGCCTGGGACGGCTGCTTGGAAGCCATTGAGGGTGCCTATCAGCAACTCATCGATGCCGGCGTGGACATCCAAGACGCGCGCGGGCTGCTTCCTACCAATGTACTGACACGCATTGGCGTGCGGATGGACTACCGCACACTGCTGAAGGTCGCTGGCGACCGTCTGTGTCTCCAGGCGCAGGATGAGTGGCGAGTAGTCATGCGCGCCATCAAGCACGAGGTCGATGCCAAGCTGGGCCCGCTCTGGGCTGGTGAACTGGTGCCGGTCTGCCTTCACACAGGCAAGTGCGAGTTTGAGAGCATCTATGACCGTGACTGCCCGATGAAAGAGCGGCTGAAGTGACAGCGACTATGAGATTGGCGGTTGACATGTTTGCTGTGGGGCTGAGCGCATTCATCGGCGGCATTGCGTTCACTCTTGCGCTCGTGGTCTGGTGGGAAGACAGATGCGAGTGTAAGCTGATTGACGCAGCGTTCAACGGCTATCGCAATGGCAACAGCAAGACTGAAGTGAGCAAGAGGGTTGAGGAGCTGACGCACAACGGTGGTCATGGAGTGAGACGGCTGCCTGAGGGCCAATTCCACGACGATGTTGAATTCAGATGGGGTGATGATGATGGGAAGGTCTGACGCGCTGAAGGGCGCAATCAAGGATGACATGATGCTCACATTAGCCAGACGGTGCGAGGATGCGGGATGGCGGATTGAGGTTGGCAAGACTCACGTGAAGGCATACCCACCGGACGGCACCAAATGGGTATCCTTCCCCAAATCGCCATCTGACCACCGTGCTTGGCTAAACAAGCGGGCTGAGCTGCGACGGCTTGGCGTGCCTGGGATTGGGCCTGATGAAGACCCTGGTGGCAAGGAGCCAAATGTGGGCGATGGCCTTGATGGGTGACCCTGGCCAGAGGTTGATGGAGCGTGTTTTGGCCAGCGACATGGGGGTATTGGCAATTGACCCTGGTGAGACAAGTGGGTTTGCCTGGCTGCCGTCACCACGACTTCGCGCGCGCGACCACATGAATGTGCATGGCGTGTGCATGGCCACAGCGACCGGCATGTGGGGCGCAGTTGACCAAGCAATTGCTGTGCTACCCATGGTGGATGTCTGCGTTGTCGAGTCCTGGCGGCTGTACCACTGGGCCGCCAAGACCCGCATCAACAGTGACATGCCAGAATCGCGGCTGATAGGCGCGATTGAACTGGCGGCCCGTCAAGCTGGTGTTCCGGTCGTGTTCCAGCCAGCCATGGTGACCAAGAGCAAGCCATGGGTTGACGATTGGCTCAAGCGCGAGCGCGGGAAGTTGGGAAGTGACCACGAGCGTGATGCTTTGAAGCACCTAGTACACTATTGTACCAGCTCTGCCCATATATGCCCATAGGATAGTCCATACACACATCAAAGAATGGCAGAGATTGGCATAGAACATGGCCAACTAGCTGGTACAATGTTGAATAGTAGACTTCCCAGGTAAACCCAGGTTATAGTAGCGTTGGGCAGGTCTATCAGATGGGATTGGTGTATGACCAAGGTATGTACGGCCACAACTCAGTCCGGTCTACAGTGTAGAAACCTTGCCAGACCAGGCTATGAGCATTGCAATGTCCACCTTGGCAAAGTGCGCCCTGACCATCACGCTGCTCCGGCATTTGAGGCCTCATCGGGCCTTGTGCTCAGGCTGTTGGAAGCAGGACACAGCCAAGCGACCGCTGCCATTCTGGCGGGCGTGAATCCTTCCACCATATCCCAGTGGAACAAGCGCGGGCGTGAAGCCATACAGGCTGGGAAGGTCGCTGACCCATACGCTGACTGGTACCTGGCGCGTCAGCGAGCGCGACACAAGGCTGCCGGCGCTGTCGAGGATGCGCTGTTCAAGAATGCTCTTGAGGGGAATGTGTCTGCCCAGCTGGCGTGGCTCAGACGGCGCATGCCAGATGATTGGGGCGAGCTGACCCAGACCCTCAAGATTGAGGGCGAGGTGATTGCGCCCTATGCCCAAGCCACCACTTCAGAGCTGCGAACCGGACTCCAAGCAGCCCTCACAAGAGCAACTGCTCTCATCGATTCTGGAAGATGTGGAGCTGCGGCGCCAGGAGTTGGCACGCAGACACCTTCTTGATTTCATCACATATGCTGACAGCAGCTTTGCTATCGGGCCGCACCATCTGCTCATAGCCAACGCGCTGGAGCAGGTCTATGACGACATGCAGGCTGTGCGCCATCGCAGACCGCTAGACCACCCACCACTCAACAGGCTGATGATATTCCTACCACCTAGACACAGCAAATCGCGCATGTGTTCTGAGGAGTACCCAGCCTGGTGCCTCATGCGTGACCCTGACATCCAGGTCATCGAGACTTCCTACAGCGCTGAGTTGTCGCAGGACTTCAGCAGGCGTGCTCGCAACAGGGTGGCAGAGTTTGGGCCTGTCCTGTTTGGCGCAGAGGTCTTGGTGGCCAAGGATTCAGCGGCTGTAGGGCGCTGGGGTATCGCCAACCATAACACTGGTGGCGTTGTGGCCCAAGGTGTTGGTGGCGCAATAACGGGCCGTGGCGGACACATCAACATCATCGATGACCCATTCAAGAACGCTGAAGAGGCAAACAGCAAGACCATCCGTGACAAGGTTGAGGAGTGGTACAAGACCGTTCTGCGCACCCGACTGATGCCTGGCGGTGCGATAATCCTCATCATGACCCGCTGGCATGAGGATGACCTGGCGGGCCGACTCCTCAAGTCCCAGAAGGATGGTGGCGAGGAATGGATGGTCATCAACATCCCAGCCCTGGCTGAGTCTGACGATGACCCGCTTGGGCGCAGTGAGGGTGAGGCAATCTGGCCAGACTGGTATGGGCGAGACTACCTGCTGTCCACCAAAGAGGCAATGGGCAGCTACCTGTTCAGCGCGCTGTACCAACAGAGGCCAAGACCGGATGAGGGTGCCATCTTCAAGCGCAGCTTCATCAGCTACTTTGACACAGATGAGGGTGTGTACACACTCCACCGCCATGACGGGCTGGTGGACAGGTATGCCATTGAGGACTGCTGGCGCTTCCAGACCTGTGACCCAAGCGCGAGCGCCAAGGCCAGCGCAGACTTCTTTGTGCTGAGTACATGGGCTGTGACGCCAAGGGCCGATTTGCTGCTGTTGGATGTTCTCAGGATACGCATTGAGGGCGCTGAACAGAAGCGGCTCCTGCGCGACGGCTACACGCGCTGGTCTCCACAGCTCCAGGGGATTGAGACCAAGGCCATGGGCCTGACGCTGTTCCAAGAGTGTCGCAATGAGGGGCTGCCTGTGTATGAGCTGAAGGCAGAGGTTGACAAGACAATGAGGTCGCTGCCAGCAGCAGCCCGCTATGAAGCCGGCAAAGTGTTCCACAAGCGCGGTGCCGGCTGGCTTGGCGACCTTGAGGATGAATTGCTGTCATTCCCTATGGGCATGCATGATGACCAGGTTGATACGGTCTCATATGCGGCTATACTACTCGCAGATGTGATACAGCGCACGCAGTTTGAGACCATCATCGAGTATGACGCTGATGTTCACATCTCACCGTTCTGAGAGGGGGTGACCGTGTACGGCTCCAAGTCAAAGGTCAGGACCACAGTCAGCGCGCGCAAGTTCAACGGCGCGACCGGAGTGTGGGAAGATTTGGGGGTCATCAGCGACAGCATCAACGGCCAGACTGTCAACTGGTGGCGCGACCTATTGTGGCGCTGCCGCAAATGGATGAAGGGACTGAGACAGAATGGCCAACGGTGATGTCTACACAACCGCTGGTGAGGGCTTTGTCATCGATGCGATTGACACGGCCCTGACCACGCCCTATGTGGCCAGCGGTACTGGCACCACGACTCCGGCAAAGGGCGACACCACGCTTGGCACTGAGGTGGCGACCCGCGCAAGCTGCTCCAAGACCCAGCCCACGGCTGATGTGCTCCGCAATGTGGGCACTATCAGCTACACGACTTCGCTGTCCATCACCGAGTGCGGGCTGTTTACGGCTGCCGCAGTCGGCACGATGATTCAGCACCATGTGTTCGGCGCGGTCACGCCTATCGGCGTTGTCAACGGTGACAGCATCGAGTTCACCATCAACCACGAGCAGGCATAGCAGCCCTGCTCCTGAGAGGGGGCTGCTATGGCGGTTTCATGGTATGCGGTCAAGTGCTGGAAGATGGTACCACCACCTGACAGCACATCGGGCGTGCCATACAGCGTAGGCACCAAGCCAACGCACTCCTGGACTTGGGAAGTCTGGGATGTGTTTGACGATGAGGGCGTGCTTGTCAAGCAAGTCCCACAGATGCTGCGCCGCAAGTACCGCAACTGGGCTATCGCCTATGACCGTGAGTATGATGGGGTGAATGAAGCGACCTTCCCTGTCGCGGCCCTGTTGCGCATTGAGCACCCAGACGGCTCTGACCCACCGCTGGAAGCGGGCGATTACAATGTGCTGCTTGACACGCAGAACAAGTGGGATGCGCTTGTGACGCAGTACCCAACGCTTGCCTACCGCTTCTTGGACCAGCCGTACTACCCAGCGACAGGATAGACCATGCCCACGGGCTATGACCTCGCACATACTGGACGCCGCATTGCGGTAGACACGGCTGAGTATGAGACTCAGTACGGCATGACGTGGGAAGTCAACTACACGCAGCGAGCGTCGTGGTCATACGGCTGGCACGAGCCAAGCAGCAGCAACCAGAATGAATACATCTGGTCGTGGTCGAACTTCGCTGTCAGTGGTGGGCAGAACAGCCGCATGCTCCTGTGGTTTGAGTGCGACATCCCTGACTATGACAGCGACTATCACAGCACGAGCATCCCAAGCGGCTGGACGCAGGTAAACGCTAACGATGGTTCCACCGCTTACATCACGGTGTACGATGGTTGGGCTGGCTGGTGGGAGACAAACCGCACGCTGTATGACCTGAGTTATGAAGAGGGTGGCGGAACAGAGTACCAGCAGTCATGTAGCAAAGCAGCTGCTGTTGTCCCAACGGTCGCGCGCAAGACCTCACATCCGGTATCGGTCGCAGCTGCTGTCGTGGCGAGCGCTGCCCGCTTGACTAGGCATACTGTAGGCGCGAGCGCGAGCGCGAGCGCGACCTCAAGTCAGGTCAAGAATCCTAGTGGGACGGTCTATCACCAGACCTGCTCTGTCACTGGTGGGGCCGTGTTCCATGCGAGGGGTGTCTGATGGCTGACACTGGCTGGAAGGTCGCGCAAAGCACACCCACCAGCATCTCATCCACGCCGTATGACGACAACGGCTGGACTACTCCTGCCAACGGCGCGGCAGAGGATGCTGCTTTCACCTATGTGACAGCAGCCAGCTTTGACACGGGTGACTTCACCTATCTGCTGCGGCTCGCTGGATTTGCCTGCAATGTCCCTGTTGGCGCAACCATCGACGGGGTTGAAGTTAGGGTCAAGGGCTATGAGGACTCTGGCGAGGGTGGTGGACTCGCCTATGTTGCGCTGCATGACTCAGGCACGGTGCTTGGCACCGCAAAGAATCCTAACATCGAGCTGCCCGTCACCACCAATGCTTGGATGACGAGCCAGGGTGGCGCAACAGACAAGTGGGGCGCATCGCTCACACAAGCGATAGTGAATGGCTCTGGATTTGGCGTGCAGATAGCAATTGAGGCATATGACGACAATGCCGATGTCTACATCGACAGCGTACAGCTGAAGGTCTACTACACCACTGGAGCGCAACAGTACCAGCAGACCTGCTCCAAGGCAGCAGCGGTTGTCCCCACAATATCGCGCAAGCTGACCCTCAAGCGGGCCTACAGCGTGGCTGCGGCTATCGTGCCCACAGCCGTTCGCAAGACCAAGAAGGCCTTGTCACTGTCGGGCGCTGAGACCCTGACACAGACCTATGAGAGCAGCAACCGCGATGACTACTGCGCAATTGGGTGGTACAGCGGCTATCTTCAGGCTGCGGTCGCTGAGGGAATCACTGGCGCAGGTGGCGGCATCAAGCGTATCAAGTGGTGGATGGGCTACACCGGCACACCCTCAGGCAACATCGTCGCCAAGGTCTATGAGTACACAGGCACATGGCCAGATGGCTCTGTCGGCTCGCTGTTGGGCACATCTGGCGAGGTAGCAGCCCCAACTACCGGCAGCTGGCAGTGGGTTGAGTTCACCTTTGCTACTCCGGTACAGACCGTCAACGGCACGCACTACTTCATCAGCATTGAGGCTGTGTCTACCTTTGACAGCTCAAACGTGCCATGGGTGGGGTTGGATGCGTCCACCCCCAGCTGGACTGGCAACCAACAGCGCATCATCAGCGGCACATGGCAAGACCCAACCCAGGGCGAGCACAACCGTGACGCCATGTTTGAGGTCTATGAGGCTGGCACCGGAGTCGCTGTCATCGCATCAGTCACCTACAAGAAGGTGCTCACCAAAGCGGTCTCAGTAGCATCGGCTGTCGTGGCGACCGTCTCACGCAAGACCAAGCACAGCACGACCAAGGCGAGCGCAGTTGTGCCCACGGCTGTTCGCAAGACCAAGCACTCACTCTCCAAGGCGAGCATTGTTGTGCCTACAATGGCCCGCAAACTCACGCTCAAGCGGGCCTACAATGTGACAGCCGTGGTCGTGGCGACTTCCTGGCGGCGCACCAAGAAGTCTCTGGCCATCGCAGCGGCTGCTTCCCCCACAGCAACGCGCAAGACCAAGAAGGTCTTGGCTGCCACGGCCACGGTTGTCCCATTGGCATTCCGCAAGACCGCGCGCGCGGTATCGGTCACGGTGACAGCGGTCGCATCGGTTGTGGCGAACAAACTTGGGACGGTTCTGCCCAGCCTGACTATCAAGACCTTGAAGCATGTGAATCTGACCACGGCTAGTGTTGCCTCTGTGGTCGCACAGAAGCTGGCTGGGGTCTACTACCAGACAGTTAGCGTGGCATCGAGTGTTGTGCCCACGGTCACCAAGAAGACAAGACACGCGCTGAGCAAAGCAGCGACCGCTGTGGCCACAATGAGCCGCAAGGCGAGTCTACACCGCACATTCACCAAAGCATCGGTGGTGGTTGCCAGTGTCAACAAGAGGACCAAGCACTCAGTTAGCAAAGCCGCATCAGCAGTCGCAACGGTCGCCACGCAAGTCATTCACGGGCTGTACACGCAGACCGTATCGGTGACGACTGCTGTTGTGGCAACGATGAGTCGCAAGCTGACGCTGAAGCGGGCCTACACCGCCACAGCGACTGTCACAGCGACCGTCAACAGACGCATCCGCCATGCCATGAGCAAGGCGAGCGCGGCTGTGGCGACCGTCAACAAGAGGACTCGCCACAGCATGACCAAGGCATCGGCTGTCGTGCCCACTGCGCGTCGCAAGACCCTGAAGCAGCTGAGCAAGACGGCCACCGTGGTTGCGACCGTGACGCTGAAGCAGACCCTGAAGAGGGCTTTCACAGCAACGGCCAGTGCGGTCGCAACCACATCCAAGAAGACAAGGAAGGCATTCAGCGCGGTCGCCAGCGTTGTTGCGACGGCCATTGCCTTCCAAGCTGAATTCCTGCCACGCACCACCGACATTGTGACATCCGGTTGGCGACGCATCGCAACCATCTGGGGTGGCACGAGCGCGAGCATCACAGGGAACACAGAGGCTGAGATTGAGGAGCGACACGATGCCGAATGATGGCGAGGTCTACCGCAAGCAGGCTGATAGCTGGCCGCCAATCTATGCGGCCCTGAAGGATGACACAGGGGCTGTCATTGACCTCACGGGCGCGAGTGCCATCTGGGAGCAGCGCTCAGTTGCGGGTGGAGCCTGGTCAGCCCCACAGAGCGTCACCATTGATAGCGCTGTCGGTGGTACATGCCACGTGATGCCCATCACAGCGGTGATTGGGGATTTCATCGGCCACTTTGTGGTGACACAGAGCGGGAAGGTGTACACTGTACCGGATGACGGCTACATCATCGTCCACATCTTGGAGTGAGGTGAAGCACATGAGCTGGAAGGCAAAGTGGGCAGCCAAGAAGGCAGCACGGCTGGAAGCAGCAGCACCACCCAAGCCCGCCAAGAAGCGGTCCAAGAAGGTGAAGGACAATGGCTGACCAGAGACCGCTGAGGGCAATCGCTGACCGCATCCTGGGTGGCGAGATTACAAAGCTGGATGAAGCGGTTGAGCTGTATGGGGCCACAGCATTCAGCGAGTTCAACACCAACGAGATTCTCAAGGAGCGACTCGCAGAGCTGGAGTTGGCCCTGGATGACTATGGCTGGCAGCGGCTTGCCGCAGAGGGTGACCGTGAGTTCAGCCGTTCAGGGCTGCGCACTATCACCAAGATGTGCCGGCTGTACTGGCTGAAGAATCCCCTGGTCAAGCGGGCCGTGTACACCCAGACTGCCTATGTGTTCGGCCAGGGAGTCAACATCACTCCGCAACACAAGGAGCTGGAAGGTGTCGTTGACGACTTCCTGGATGACCCCAAGAATGCTGCTGAGCTGACGAGCCACCAGGCGCGCATGGTCAAAGAGACTGAGCTGCAGGTTGAGGGCAATCTGTTCTTTGTGTTCTTTGTCAACGAGTCTACTGGCCATGTCCGGTTGCGCACCATACCGTTCGATGAGATTGAGGACATTGTCACCAACCCAGAGGACAAGAAAGAGCCGCGCTACTATGTCCGCAGCTGGGTTGAGGGCACCACAAGCAAGATGGCGGCATATCCTGACTTCAGGTACAACCCTGAGCGCGGCCATCCTTCCTCACTCCAGCTGGGCGACAACAAGGTGCCGGTGGTCAAGCAGCAGGTCTACCATGTCAAGGTGAACTGCCTGAGCGATATGAAGTTTGGTGTGTCAGAAGTCTATGCGGCGGTGGACTGGGCGCGGGCCTACAAGGACTTCCTGGAAGATTGGGCCACCATTGTCCGGTCGCTGTCGCGGTTCGCTTGGCAGGCCACGAGCAAGGCAGGTGCCAAGGGCATCCAGGCTGTGAAGGACAAGCTGGACTCCGCAATCAGCACCACCGACACTCTGGGCAACCTACCGCCAAATGCCGGCTCCACCTTCATCGCCAATGAGGCTGTGAAGCTGGAGACTGTGACCAAGAGCGGCACGACCACCTCAGTTGAGGATGGCAGACGGCTCCTGCTCATGGTCAGCGCAGCCACGGGCATCTTTGAGCACTACTTTGGTGACCCAAGCACAGGCAACCTGGCGACCGCTAGCAGCATGGAGCGGCCCATGGAGCTGATGTTTGTAGACCGGCAGCAGCTCTGGAAGACAATCATCAGCGACATCCTTCAGTATGCCATCGACATGTCAGGCCTTGCGAGCAACGGTATCCTTCCTGGCGCTGTCGAGTGGAATGACTACGATGAGCGCACTGTGACCATCACCATCAAGGATGAGGGTGAAGAGGGCAATCAGGGCGCTGGCGGGCCGCGCGGCAAGGAGCTGACAGACGGGCCTGAGTACATCGAGCGGGACATCAACATTGACTTCCCATCCATTCTTGAGAAGGATGTCAAGGCCAAGGTGGATGCCATCGTGGCAAGCACGACCTTGAGTGGTCAGGCGATGGCCGGCACGCTGGACTTGCCGACTGTGACCCGCATGCTGTTGGTTGCGCTGGGCGAGGATGATGTTGATGAGATGATGGAGCAGCTGTTCCCAGATGGCGAGATACCGGATGACAACCCGCAGGCACTCAAGACCGCTGCGGCCCAGAAGCTGCTTCAGGTTCAGCCAGAGGGCGAGATACCGGATGGCAAGGATGAGGATGAGGAGCCACCGCAGAAGCCAAACCTGCCGGCCCAGGCGAGCGCGACTGAGGCCATGATTGCTGAGGCGATTGAGGAGCTGAAGAGTGCCGCAAGCGACTTTGGCAAGGACATCTGACGCCATCGATGAGATGGCCGATGCCCTGACGGTTGGTCGCAAGGACTTCATCATTGACGGTATCGCGGTGCGCATTGCGATGCTGTTCTCCAAGTACTGGCTCATCCAGAAGCGGTTGCTCATCAAGTACATGGACGCAGTGCGCGAGCAGGTGTTCATCGAGGAAGCAATCAAGAGTGTTGACGCCACCAGGCTTGCCAGCATGGCAATGGACAGGGCAATCATCGAGCCAGCAGACATTCTGACAGACCCGCTCAGGGCGCTGCTTCAGAGTGCATACGGTGAAGGGTATCGGGTGGCCACCAAGAGTACCATCGGCTCAAGCATTGGCGAGACTGCTGAGGGCCAGGTGTTTGCTCTGCTCCCCAACCCGCGCGCTGAGGCGTGGGCCAAGCAGCATGCCGCAGAGCTGGTGGCCAATGTCAACGCAACCACCCGCAAGCAAATCAACAAGCTGGTCACACAAGCGGTCTCTGAAGGGTGGTCATACAACACGCTGGCCAAGGCCATCAAGACCAAGTTCAATGAGTTTGCCATCCCGATGCCCCAACAGCACATCGCAGACCGCGCCACGCTTGTAGCTGTGACTGAGACTGCCTATGCCTATGAGCAGGGCAGCAAGGAGCTGTATGACTACCTCGCAGACTCCGGTGTCCAGCTGATGAAGCGGTGGATTGCTGCTGGCGATGAGCGACGGTGCGACAAGTGTGGGGCCAACTTCCAACAGGGCTACATCAAGTATGAGGAGCCATTCCAGAGCGGTCACGACATGGCGCCTGCTCACCCAGCCTGTCGGTGTACCGTGTCGAGCAGGGTGTTGGATGACAACAAGATTGGGCGCAAGTCCGGTACACAGTCGTGGACTGATGAGGAGCGTAGGAAGGCAGCCACCAAGCTGGAGCCAAGGGTGACACCACCCAAGCCCAAGCCCAAGCCTGCTCCCACACCTACTCCCAAGCCAAGCGGGCCCATCCACAGAGCTGCTGCTAGGGTGACCCAGCGCTGGCAGGACTATGACAAGATGCGCGCGAGCGACAACTATGCGTTCGATGCGCTGGGCCATGCTGACCCAGATGACCTTCAGACGCTCAGAGTCCACTTCAAAGACATGATAGACAGGCTGGAGCAAATGCTTGGTGTGCCATCCGATTGGAGCAAGCCACAAGTCTTCAAGACCGCGATGGGCAAAGTCAAGGCAGCATTCAGGACCAAGCTGGCCAGCTGTAAGGTCGCGACACGAGT